GATGTCGGACACAGCGTCGGTGTGGCAGAACACGATGTAAGCAGGCTGCACAGCACGGGTGCCAAAGTTCACGCCGGGGGCCAGACGCGAAGTCACGCGACGGCAACGGTTGGACTCCAGAGTACGTGCGGCTTTACGGATAGCGTTCAGGCTGATCGCGGTGTTGACAGCAGAGCGGCTGGAGCCGTTTGCGTAAACAACAGTCGAGCCAGCTTTCAGAACACCGTAGCGGACCAGTTCCATCACTTCGGCCAGAGTCTCGCCAGTCAGCTTGACCATTTCGCCGGGGATGTCGTCTTCGTACAGTTGCTCGACTTTCGAGCTGTACTTGAACAGAACGCCGTACTGTTGCAAAGTGACAGACACGTCTTGGAAAGAAATCGTGTTGCTGTTAGGCGTAACGCCTTCAGCCAGCACGAAGTTCGAAGCAGTGATCTGCGGTGTGCCCTGATAACGTGCCGAGCCTTCAATCGTGGTACCAACAGTCGAAGCACCGAAAGGCAGTGTACGACGGAAGACCAGAGTGTCGGTCGAGTTCATTGGCATCTCGCGCTGGGTACCGAAGTCGCCCAGAACGGTGATGGGTTGTGCATGCTCAAGCATGCCTTGTGCGGCGCGGATTAGGTTACGCGACGCTACGGTTGAGTAATTTTGAATAGCCATTGCTGTTCCTTTATTTGATTAAGTTAAAACCCGCGCTGCGCTCTAGTCTTTTCGCGCTTTGCGGCTTCGTAGTTCCAAAGCTCTTCTGGCGACATGTCGTCCAATGTCTTGGGCGGCGGTGTCTGGCCGGGTCGAGTTGTCGCGGCAGCAGCAAGTCGCTGCCCACGCTCTTGCTTGATATCCGACGCTGAACGCTTCTTCGTTTCGTGGAACAAGTCCAGCATACGAATTGCGTCTCGCGCTGAGTCGCTGTTTGCCAGAGACCGAATTTCCGGCGACTGTACTGTGAACCATTGCGTGAACTCTAAAGTGTTCACGGTGTCCTTCCAGTTCTCGTACTTGCCATCCACACGCGCCTCTTCGATGGCTTGCCTCATCTCTGCTTTGGTCTGGTCAACCTGCTGCTGCACGAATGCGGCAACTTGCTGGGGATCAAGTCCCTGTTGCGGTTGAACGGACCCTAGCTTAGATGCGACATACTCCTCCATCGCTCCAGCCCACTCGGGGAAATCTTCCTTGAGCTGCTCCCACTTCTCTGGGTTTTTGGCTGCATTCGCGATCTGTCCCTGAGACGGAGCTTCTTGCGGGGCAACTTGCTGTTGCGCCACTCGGGCTTGCTGGAACTCACGCTGCATCGCGGCCACACGACCCTCGGCAGTCTTTACATGGTGCAGCAGTTGAGCATTGGCCGTTGCCAGTTCGTCGATTTGAGCAAGCTTCGCTCTCACGGCTTCTGGTAAGCTGGCCAGTGGGTCTTCCGGCTCCTCACTCGGTGCGGCTTCTTCAGCTACGGGTTCATCTTCCAGCAGCGGTTCTTCCGGTGCTGTAGCCATTTGCTGGTTTGCGGACTGATCGTCAGCATCCAGTTTTGCGGCCTCTTCATCCCAAAGCTGTTGTGCTTCCTCCGGTGATAGTTGGTTTTCTTCCACTTTGCTCTCCAATAAAAAAGCCACCTTTCGATGACTTCAAACAACGGTTAAGCGGGATTATTCGTCCGGCTGAACCACCACACCCCGAGTTACCTCATTTGGTAAGTCGAGAAATCTTTTTATGAATCGAATCTCACCCCGCAACAACGCCGTCTCGATGTCGGAGAGATTGACGGCGTCGTTTTTGTCGCGGCATTTGCGAAGCTGCTCTTCAGCCCACTTGCGCATCACATGCCACTCTGGCGAACTAAAATTGATCATAAGAAAAAAGCCAGCGCGAGGCTGGCTTTCAGAAATTTTGGACACAGGGTCTCTGCAAAAATTCTACCTTTTATCATAGGATTTGTGCAACATTTTTGTTTGCATAGCCCTGCATTGCTTTGCAGCGATTTGCCGTATCAGAGCGGCGATTTTGCGTACCGATAGAAGATAGCGGCTGTCACTTTGAAAGCCGAACCCGTACCACCGGCAATTATCGGACGAATAAACGCAGGCATCTCTTGGCAAATATGGTTTGCCGCAGCGGTATAGGCCATGTTGGTCATGCCGCCACGCTGAGTAAGAGGATGCCAGTTCGTGCCGTCGTTCGATCCTTCAAACGTAACTGTCGATCCACTGAACGTGCCGGTGACTTGAATGGTGATATCGGCTGCCGCGTTCAAACCAAACGGTGCCCCAGAGTCACCGGTCGCCATGGCATCCCAAGTAACAAGGGTAGCGCCTGCTGCGGTGTTGCGATCGGTTGTAGGTGTAATGGTTGCCATGTCTGTTTCCTTTAATAGTTGAATGCGCTACTGATCAAACCCGAACCGCCGGTTCGCTCTACGTCTGTCAAAGAAGGCTCGTCAAGCGATTTGAGCTGTGACGCGGTGTAATCTTTGGCCGGGTTAGATTTCGGTTCTTCGGGTGGTTTTTGAGTAAACGCGCCGGGCGCACTCGGCAGATTCCGATAGATGTAATACCCGCCGCCGGGTGCTGCTCCAACAACCCATTTTTTTGCATTTATGTCTGATTGTCGAACTTGCCTGTCGTTAAGTTCAGGATCGTAAAAGTACTCTACCCGACTGCCCATGCCGACGTAAGGGGTGTAAACAACAGGCTTGTTGCCGTATCCCCGTAAATAGTTAGCCGGATACCTATCCATGCCGGTCTTTAGCGCATTGTTGTACGCATCCACTGCGGCGTTATGTTTAGCCGCTGCGCCCCTGTACTTCCGCGCCTCGCGTTGGTATTGACTGACGACATCTTGATAGCCTTCAATCTCACGCTTTAACGCAACAGCGGCCATGGTTTATATCCCCGATCCCATACGCATCTTCAAATCCTGTTCGGCTGCGAACAGCTCTTTGCGGCCACGTTCTTTGATCGCCGTGTCGGCCAATTGCGCCTTGATCTTCTCCAGTGACAGGTTCTGCGCGTTCGACATCTTCAGCATCTCGATCTCACGGGTTAGCTGTAGCTCGGCCATCTTGATCTCAGCTTCCTGCTGCATCTTGACCTGACGTGCTTGAATCTCAGCCATGTCGCCTTCGTTCTGCATCTGCGCACGCTGGAGGTCCGTTTGCGCACGGAGGTTCGCAGCTTCGATCCGTGGATCAGGTGGCGGTGGCTGGTTGGCCATGGCCTTCTGCTGTTCCTTGATCTGCTCGATCTCCTCTTCGGATTTGAATACATCCGTCGGATCGATGTGCTGCGCTTGCAGTGCTTTGCGGAACAGCTTCTCGGTGTCAAGGTACATGCCGTAGATCGGATTCGCGCCAGCGGCAAGCAGGTTCAGGAATGCTTGATTCTGGATGTCACGTATCAGCAAAGCCGATGAGCCGCGTGCGTTGATGCTGAAGTCGCCCTTGACCTCTTCGTCCTCGTTGTACAGCATGTTGTAGTCGTAGTACCGGCGGATGTGCGGACGTGTGACCATGTCGTCGAATTGCTTGACCAGTCTGCGAAGTACCACGTTGGCAGAGTTCATCAGCATCTGCATACCGCCAACGGTATCAGGCGCTGCGCCCTTCTCACCTTGCAGGATGGTCGGCACACCAGTCTCTTGATCGACTAGCTCGGTCGCCATCTTGATGATGCCGGAGAGTTCAGCCTGATGGCTGTTGAATTCGAACGTGGCAAAGGCTTTCGAGACATCGTCCACGTCATCGGTTGCGTACCATATCTTGCGGCTAGATAGCTGCCACTGCTTGTCAGCCGGCTGGATGACGTTGGGCTTCATGACGATCTGAGGACCACTGGATACGCCTGCGTTGTCCATCATCTGACGCCATGCAGCGTTCAGCACCTTCTGCTGTGAGCGCATCAGGTAAGGAATGCCATAGCCCCAGACGCTGTTGGCGACCTTCTCCCAGACGTAGAAGTCATACGGCAGATCGCCGCCTTCCAGTGGGTTCAGGAACGCCTTGACGACGGTGCTGTTGATGATGATCACGCAAGCACTGACGCTCTTCAGCTCATCCTTGTCACCCGCATCGACACCTGCGGCGTCGAGGTCATCATGCTCGACCTCACCCCAGTAGGTCCACATCTCGTACAGGTCACGCGCCACATCACGCTGGTCGTCATCGCGCAGCTCTTCCATGGTGTGCGACCGCTTCGGCCCTTCCTCCAAAACCTTGCGCAATTGCGCTTTCATGAAGCCCGGCTGCTTGGCCAGTTCACGAATCTGCTTTGCGGTGATCTGCTCACGCTCGTAGATGCCCTTGCCGTGGTGGATGTTCTCGCCGCATGCCGGGTCCGGCCACACGTTGTGTGGATCGACACGGAACGAAGCAGGGGCCAGCTCCTCGACGATCTCGATCTGGTGAACCTGCTGCCCTTGCGCATCGGTGTAGGGCTGCCACGCCTTGCGTGTGCGGTTGGTGACGATCGGGCCACGGATGACGCCTGTGCCGAACACGGCTGCGTCGTGAAGCATTTTGCGTAGTTCGCCGTTGTAGTCGCACTCGATCAACTGGTCTTCGATCTCGCGTTGCATCGCTTCAGCTTTTTTCTTGGCAAGGTTCATCACCTCTCGCGCAATGTCCTTCATGCGCATCGGCTGACCGGCTTGATCGGTGACCTGCTGCGGACCCTGCGGACCCATGGCCATAGAGGCGAGTCCGGTCGGAGCCTCAGGTGCCATGCCCGGCTGTGGTGGTGCCGGGATACCCGGCGGTGCCATGGTGGGCTGTGACGGTGCCATGCCGCCTTGTGGCGGTGGTGCCATGCCGCCCGGTGGCGGTGCCATGCCTTGCTGCTGGCCCATTTGCTGGCCTACGGGTCCGGCGTCTGTCGCTGGCCGCTCGTCCTTCAGCATGTTCATCAGGTAGGGGTTTGGTGTTGGCGTGATGCCCCAGTTCCTGTCATCAGTCGGCAGCAGGATGTCGGCAACTCGCGCCTCTGCCGCATTGGTCTTCTGACGTGTCATGCCGATGAAGACGGTCGAGCGGTGGGGCTTGGCCATCTGCGTTGTCACCGGATAGCCCTGCTCGACAGAAGTCATCATCTGACTCGCTGCTTTAGCGATGTTGTCCTTGTTGTTGTACTGGTCTTCGTCCTCAATCCAACGCTTGTCTACGCCATAGCTGTAGCGATCACGAACCCATTCATCGCGCTGCTTGGACAGGGTGCGACCAAAAGCTTGCAGGCGTTCTTCTTTTTTCTCGCGCTCGACTTCGGGATCGATCTCTTCAATCTCTACGTCGATTTGCTGTGGCTGTAGTTCCATCGTGAGTCCTTAGTAAACCGTCATCTTGGGCGAGGCATTGGCTGACGCCTGACCGGGTTGAATTCCTTTTTGCGGTTGCAGTTGCATCTGCACTGCTGGCGCAACAGGCGATGCGCTTGAACGCATCTGGCTGGCGATAAGGCCGCCGGTGTTGCCGATTGCCTGACCGTTGTTCTGGATGGCTTGCTGGTTCTGCAAAGTCGAATAGGACGAAGTCAGCGATGGGGCAAGCGGGTTGTCGCTCTTGGGCATGACGTTCTGTGGCGATGTCATGCCGTTCATCATCTGGTTCGACATCTGGTTCGGGTTTAAGCTGTAGGGGTTCATGCCGGCCATTACTTTTTCTCCTTGCGTTTAGCAGCTTCTTCGTCCCACATGCGTTTGTCGTTGGCCCACTTCTCAGGGACGGAGAAGTAACGGTCGCCCATCTTGATAATCGTAGCACCGCGTGCCTTCTCACCCTCTTCGGCTTTGTCCCACGTTTCGTGGCTTTTGCCCTTCAAAACGATATAGCTGTCAGGCGGCAGCTTGTACTTCTGCCGATCCTGTTTGCTGGCACGGGTGACTGAACCCCAGTGCCCTTCATTCTCACCTGTGCCGGTCGGGCCGAGGCCGCCGCGCTTGGCGGTATCGTAATCGTAATCGGAACCTTCGGGATCGAACTTCGGCATCTCAATACCCCATCTCACTGTCAAGTATGCCGAACGACAAAACCGGTGCGTTGCCTCGGGTCATCTTCGTTCTGGCTTCAGCCTCTGATTGCGTCTTAGCGTGACGGCGCATCATCATGGCGTATCGGGTTGCAGACAGCAAGTCGTCGGTCATCTTGACGATCATGCCGTCCTTGCGGTGGTACAGGCGGAACTCCTCGAACCACTCCTCCAGATGAGCGAACACGCGCAGGCGATGCGTCTGCATACGTGCCAGCATCTCGGCCACACCGGCCTCGACGCCGTTGCTGCCATCCTCGAATGTGGCGCGGTCCTTCAGCATGGCCAGACCTTGTGCCTTGTACTGGGCAGCAAGCTGTTCGCCGCTACCCTTATCACGTTGCAAGCCGTCATGCGGCCAAGCGACTGGCACCCAGTCGCCGCGTGCCTTGATGCCGGCGGCGTGGATCACGATCGATTGGTCCTTCACCCGGTAGCAGTCGGTCACGTACAGCACATCGGCGTCGCGATCCCATGCCATCCAGACCACAGCGGTCGGGTGGTCGATACCGAAGTCCAGACCAATGATGCGCGGCCAGTGCGGCGGGATCGGGAACGCGGTCACCTTGATCGCGTCTTCGGCGATCGGGAACACACGTCCACTGCCCAGAATCGGGATGCCCTTCGCACGCGCTTCGCGCTCATGCTCCGGGTAGCTGGCGATGATCGCATCGCGCTGCTCTTGCGTGTAATGCTCCGCATCGTTGATCGTCATCGTCGTGACGGTCGAACTTGCAGGCTTGTCCAGCAGGAACCGCTTCACCACCTCAGACATACCGAGCAGTGGCGTGAAGGTCACGAACACCAGACCGCCGGTGGCGTTGGTACGCGTCAAGCCTTCGGAGTAGATCGACAGCGGTGGCTCTTCGTCGAACCAGACGTAGTCAACCGTGTCGGCCTGCCACTTCGTGCGGCCTTGGTCGTAGCTGTTGAACTGAATCACGCTGTCCTCGCCACAGACGTGGCGAACGACAATACTCGACACCGCATCAGCGACCCCGTGCTTCATGCTGGTGTCTCGCAGGTTCGCATGCGGTATCGCACCGGTGCCCCACTCTTCCCTGATCTCTGGCGGACCCAACAGCAGACGCTGCACACCTTTGCGAGTCAGTTCAGCCGATTCGGACCCGACCATGCCGCGAGTCGCGTATGGGAACCGCTTGCCAGTCCACCAGCTCGGGTAGATGCCGGTCGCGTGCATGGCGACCTCGAATGCACCGGCCCATGTCTTGCCAAGCTGGTTGCCTGCCATGAACAGGCGTTCGCGGAACTCCGAA